TCAACCTTCCTCCTTTTCTTCTTTCATTACACCCCATTGATTACAATCACATTTAGTGCAAAATCCATATAACTTAACTGAGGGTTTATTTGTTTCAGACCAATGAAATTGACTTAATTCAGTTGAGCAAACTTCACATACAACTAAATCTTCATCATTGTTTTTCATGTAATTCAGATGATCATCTGGATTGCAGAATGGGCAGGGAATATCGCCACCACTTGTTAGATATTCACCATCCCCACTATCTAAGTCCCATAGATAGCCATCAATACATTGGGAGTCTTGATAGGTAGCACCAAAATAAGATACAGGCATTTGAACAGGGCAGTCTTGAGCCTTTAAAGGTGGTTTTTCAGTCATGACTTTTCTCCTGTGCTTCGACCATTGCTTTGTAATCACGCCACAATTCCCATTTTTTGCTTTGAATTCGCCCTTTATATGCATCTTCTGAAATTTTAATCCAAGTAGGATCAGTTTCAGTTACAGGTTTTTCAACACGCTCTAAAGCCATAGATTCAGCGATTTCTTCAGGCAATTCTTTACGCACCAAAACAAACCCTTCAGGGGTGGCTTGTTTTTTGGCTTGCCACATGTACCAAAACCAACACATTACGGGGTGGTTATAACCCTGCATTTCTTCATCCCACGTGTGTAGCCAAAAAGCTATATCGCTTTTAATTTTTGAGAATTCAGCCTCAAAAGCCTCTCTTTCTTTACTAATTTCCATCTCATCACCTATGTGCATTTATTTGCGCAAAATCCCATTTTTTTGATGATAATGCGCAGATTTTTGCTCAATTAAACTTTTAATTCGCCACGTTGTTTTTTAAGAACTTCAATCAATTTATCCACCGCAAAATTAATTGAATTTTTAGCGCCATTGGTTGGGAAAAACTGAGCATATTGACTCATTCCAAGCCACATTATTGAAAATGCAAAAACTCTCGCAGATTCATCATCTTGTTTGCTCATCTGTTGAAGCATTGGCAGAATTACAATTTTGAAAATTTGCTCTGCTATTTCATCAGAGGTGCCTTCAAATTGAGTTAAGTTGATTTCCAGTTTTTGTTCTTTTTTTTCCATCACGCCACCTCATTAAAAGGGTCATATTTTTTAAATTCTTCAAACAGTTTGATGGCAGGTTTATTCATGCGACCGGTTGAAAAAATCATTACATTTCTTGGGAAATAGTTATTAGCTACAGAGCAATAAAACGAAATTCCTTCAATTCCTGAAACACCTCTATACCCAATTTTTGTGAGCCAAATTAAAAAGGCTTCACTCATTAGTGGATGAACTTTTATTCTTTTTTTCATTTCTGCTCTTCCCATGGAAATTCATTTTTCAAAGTCAATTCAGTACGTCTTTGATTTGCATAACTGAATAAACGCTCATGTATAGCCGGGTCGCACTGGATTATTTCCTCTTCAAGCTTTGCAAGATCAATCAATGTTTTTGATTCTTGAATACGAACCATCAAAGATGATTGTGATTTTTCAGGTGGGTTGAATTCAGCTAAACGTTTATGGATGGCGCTCATAACTGGCTTACGCTCTTCCTCGGTCCAGTGAACTGTGTATTTATAGAGAGCATTAGCTTCTGTTGGAGTTTTGACGATTTTTAAACGTTCCATCAACTCATCAACTACTGATTGATGTGGATGTAATACAGGTGAGTTATCCTCTGAAGTAATTGGATATTCAGAGATGGATATATTTTCTTGAGACGCAATAGCTTTTGGTTGATTAAACTCAGCTATTTTTCTCTCCTTAGTCATCGTAATTTCAAGCATTTGTTCAGCTGAAAAACCCACTTTATCAACATTAAATAAAGTAGTTTCAATCTCAGCCAATGTAGTGCAGGCACGCAAGCCATCTAAGTAGAGCTGTAATTCTGATTCTATTGATATAACTGGCTTTTTCTCAACTACTTGAGAAGATTCTTGCTCAACAGATTTCTTAGTATTTCTTGCTTTTTTGGGCTTTTCACTGTAACCGTCTTTTACTTCAATTTCAGTAATAATATTGCCAAAAGTTTTACCAAATGCCTGCAGCTGTAATTTCGCATTTTCCTCGTCCAGCTGAGCAAATCCATTTGCTACACTCAAACATATATCACCATGCTCAGGATCGTATTTTGTACGCAAGATACAAGTTGGCATCACAATAAAAATTTCTTGCCCAGACTCTAAATCATGCGGTTGAACAGGCTTTGTAAATTTAATATCTGCCAATGTTAAAGTTTCACGTTTGATACAGAACTCATGATCATTTGTAAAAAATACAGTAGCAGGGAATTGATTGAGCTCATCAAAATCAAGCAATCCACCGATATGACGACATAAAACAGTTTTTCCAGATTGCAAAGCAGAAATTGCCTCAACACCATTAAAAGTATGCATTATTTTTGTCCTTTTAAAGCTTTAGTTAGGTATGGATCTAAATCGGGTTGTTTGAGAAGCCAAGCAATATATGAATCAGGAAGCTCATCAATTAGCTCACCTCTATGTTTACCAAAGTTAATGCGCTTGGGAATTCTGGCAATTTCAGACATTTGATAAAGTGAATTCATGTCTTTAATTGCAAGCTTTTCGACAATTACTTGTAGAATCACGCCAGTGAAATAAATATCCCATCGCGCGTTATGTGCATTTCTCAAATGCTTACGAGCAGTTTCTAAATTTCCGCTCATCACGTGGTAATACAAAGCTGTAAGGTTATGAGTTTCTAATTCATCCCAAACCATACGCGCCAAAGCTAATGTGCAAATGCCTTTTACATTGATTGAAGAATCACACAATTTGATTGCTTGAATGTCGTAATCAATATTGTGGCCAATCAAATAAACAGTATTTTCAGGTAAGCGGAAAACCTCATAACTTGGCTTGTCCGCTATATCAGACTCAAGAATATGATGAGTTGCTAATGAACCAAGTTCGATAGGCTCAGGGCAAGAAAAATATTCATCAAAAGCTGATTTTTGATGAATTTCAAAAACTCCCTGCTCAAATGAGCAGGGTACATGAGCAATTTCAATTGGATAACCGTTTAAGCTGTTGGTTTCAGTGTCTAAAATTAATGCGCTCATGCAGACATACTCGCTTTAGCTATTTGATCAATCTCAGCTTTAACAGCTTCAAGTTTGCTCGCTTCTATTTGAGTGAGAGCATCTAAGCCAAAATGTTCACAGATGCCTTTAATATCCAAACCACGTTCAGCGATAAATGTTTGAAGCTCATCGCGCTGTGCATCTGAAATGATTGAAGGTAAAACTTCCAATTCAAGCCATTTTTTCTTTTCTTTGTTATAGGTTAGTCCTATTTGATACGCAAAATGCTTCATACATTCCCACATATCTATAAAGAATGGATGTTGCTGGTCTAAACCCTCTAAAAGCACATTAAATTCAGAAGGGTACTGAGCCTCGCTACAAGATTTATGCCATTGCTCCCATTCCTGTTGAAGCTTCATTGTTTGTTGTTGTTCTGGTGTTAAGGTATTTAAATGATCTTTGGTCGCTTGAATAAGATTAGCCATAAATTGAGAGTTTTCAGGTTTGCGTAAATCAGGAACGATTACATTGCCCAAATTACCTGAATCTTTTGTATGAAAGCCTTCACCACCTTTGAACTTAAGAACTCTATTTGAATTACCACGACTATCAGTTTCCTCAGCCAAGTAAGCCATAGCATCAGCAAGCCTATAAATTTCTTGACGGTTTTTTCCACCAAGATCGGGTCTTACGAGTGTTAAAGTGTCGTTTTTATCCTCTGTTGCATGGGCAATAAAAATTACATCTTTGCCAAAACCAATGAGTTTATTTACAAACAGGCTAAACATGTTGTTAGCCACACCCTGAACATTTAGCTTTAACGAACCATCGCTTTTAGTATTTTTATTGTTATTTGCAAGGTGTGATTTAATTAAATCAAGCACACGTCCTATGGTGTCAAATACCACTGTATTGTATGGTGCTAAATCAGCCTCAGTAATATTTGCAATATCCATCCAACTTTCAGCTATGACAACATCACCGCGTCGATTTGCACCAGTACGATAAGCACCTTTATCGGCATCAATAACTAAAGGTTTATTTGCAGTCATACCAAGTGTTGTTTTGTACATACCAGGATCGCCATAGAAGTAAACCTTAATTGCATTAACTACTATCGGTTGAGCTGGTGTAATAATATTTAGAGCCATGATGTAACCCCTTAATTATATTTCGTATTGTTGTAAGCAATACGTTGATTAGCGGAATACGGTGTGCGCTTAAAGCAAGGTTGATTAAACAATTCTGCTTTAGCTTTACGCTTTTGGAATTTGCGTTCACGTTCGAAATTTTCACGAATCCAAGGTTTCGTTGCGTGGGTTTCTTCTGAAACTAAAATCAAAACACCTGATCTATTCACCCAGTAAACATCAGATCCTTTTTGCACATAGATTGATTGACCAAGACGCATACGGAATAAACCGTTTTCATTGCCGTGAAATTCTGAGAAATTTTGAGTAGAAGTTTTCATTGAGCTGCCTCCACTAATCGATTACGTTCGATATAACCAACAATCATCTGATTGATATTTCTGTGATCGTTGTAATCGGTGAAATCATTCCAATCGTTACCGTTCACATCTGTAATTTTTTCAACCGCCAAATTTGTAATATCAACGGCTGTGAATTCAGAACCAGGTACGCCGTAACTATCTGGATGAGATTCAAAATCAAAGCTGACTAAAACTAGAAAGCTATCAAGTTTGATAACTGCTTTCCCTGAAGTTTCAGAAGTGAGCTTTAAAGCATCAACGGTGTAAGTAGAGGGTGTAACATTTGGGATGGCTACTGGTGGCTTGTATTCAGTCGTTTTCTGGTCGTACGCAAGACCAACAGCACCAACAGTGACTAAACCACTTATTGCAGCGACTTTAAGAAAACCCATAGGCTGTGTACGATGTGTAATAATGGGATTGATTGAATTTGGTTTTGTGTTCATACTAATCTCACTCATTGAGTAAAAGTCCCTGTCCGTCGAAAGCTAGGGGCTTTTTTTGTTGGTGTGAGATAAATATAACTATAGTTATTTTATTAGTCAATACTGTAGTTATAAGAAATATTCTTTTAGTTATATTTGTGATTTAATAGACAAAAGAAAACCCACACTGGGTGGGTGAATTATCAAGTTGAAAAATTCCTAGTTTGATTGTTTTAAAAAATTTGGGCATCCTTCGCTGTAAATTAGCATGAAGTCGCTTTGGGGTTCTATTTTGCTAAACTCCTTCCATGGTTCAAAATGACTTTGTAAACTTAAGCTATATGCACTTCTAGGAATTACTTCGCCACCCATATATTTAAAAGTTTTTTCTCTACAGTTAATTAAAACCTTATTGAGAGTGAAAATAGAGGGATCGAAATTAAAATTAGTTTTATATTTAAATAAGATAGTTGCATCAGATTGCCCTTCAATTACATCACTTACAGAAACTTCATACCCTCTAAGTTTTTCTTTACTGTTTGGAATTAAGATAAAATTTTCAGCGTAAATGCAATTAGAAAAAGAAATGAAAACAAGTAAAAGACTAGCATTTTTAAATTTCATATTTGTATCTACTGATTTAACCTGCTCGCCAGAATTGACGACCCATTATTTTAAAATTATATCCATTGTTTTCTGTTACCACTTTATCTCTATACTTCTCGTTAAGACTATGAAGAATTAATGAACCATCAGCTTCTTTGAAAATCTGTTTTATCATGCCTTCACCAGCAAAATAGAAAGCATAAATTTCACCATCTATGATTTCGGTTTGGGCTAAATTAATCCCTACTAAATCACCATCTTTAATAAAATCAGCCATGCTATCGCCCTTGGCTTTTATGATCTTCATTGTTTTTTCATTAACACCTTTCTCTTTCATAAATGCTGGTGAAAAAGGGAATTTTCCATTTATAACATCAAAATGGAATTCTATTGATTCGCCTGCACCACATGAAAAATTAGCTTCTACGACATCAATCCAAACATATTCGTTCGCAGATCCAGGATCAACAACAGTTGGCTTGTGAATGTCATTAGCATCAAAAGAGTCACTTTCGTTCCCAGTAGTTAACCAAAAAGGATCGACACCTAAATATTGGGCAATCATTGGCAGAAATGCAGATTTTTGGTTTCTGCCTGATTCAAGTGCTTGGTAAGCAGGTTGAGAGATATTAACTGCTTCAGCTACTTCAGCTTGTGTTTTACCAGCTTTCTTTCTTGATTCTTTTAAACGTTCTTTGAGCGACATAAACACATACCTCTATTTTATAACAATATATAACCTAGGTTATAAGTAATCAAATAACTATAGCTATTGACTGTTAATAACTATAGTTATAATATTGGTTATATCTTATGGAGATATAACTATGAGTAAGCAAACTAATAATAAGTTTCAGTTACTTGTTCAGCATTTTGGAAGTCAAGAAAGCACTGCTAATGCTTTGCAGGTTAAACAGCCCGCAGTTTCAGCTTGGGTCAGAGGCACTAAAAATATGTCTGAACTAGTAGCTATGCGTGCAGAAAAAGCAACGGATGGAAAATTTAAAGCAACTGAGTTGTGTCCATCATTGAAAGAATTTCAAACCCTATCAGCTTATGATCCACCATGAGCAAAGTATCGATTTTTGTTCTTAAAAATTAAACGTGAATGATTAAAAGGATTCACATATGGAAATTAATTTAAGCCGAGAAGCTCAAAACGCTATTTGGCAAATGATAAGTAAAACACCTGGTTTTACTCCTAAAGACATTGCCCAAGTAATAGGGGATTCGCATAACACAGTTTGCAATTACGCAAATATCAATATGCCGAATCACTTACCAAGCATCAAAAAATTAGAAGCAATTCTGTATTACACGCAAAATCCAGCATTGTTAAAAATTTGGGCGCATGAGCTTGGTTATGCATTGCTACCTGTGGAGTGTGATCGTAGTAAACATCATGAGCTTTCAATCTTTGAAGCAATGATGCAGCACAACATCAAATCAGGAAAAGCAAACAAAGTTGTTTATGACGCTTATGAAGATGGTGTTGTAACACCTCAAGAATATGAAGAGATACACCAACTCACACAGAATTTAATTGAATTGGCGACTGCTGTAGACCAAGCGGCATTAAAGCAAATGAAAAAATTTACATCAGGTGCAGAAATAGAAAAAGCCTGATTTCGTGGATCAGGCTTTTTGTAATTCAAACACTTGCAAGGATTGAATATGAAAACGAATTTAGCACAGCAGAATCAAATAGACAACTTTGACTCAAATTATGAAATGGGTGACTTCATTGTAAAAAAATCAGGGGATGATGACACGCTCTATTGTTTTGCAATCTATAGCGAGTCAGTTTTTGGTTGTTGTTACATAGGGGAACCATATGCCGAAGATGGTGAGATGGTCGATGTTAATGAGATTCGCCCCGCAACAGTGGCAGAAATCCAAGCCAATCGCCGTTTAACTGAAGCTGAACAAGCTCTTGCGGAGGTTTCATGACAACAAATCAACACTTCCAAAAAGCACCAGAGCATAAACAGATCCAGTGGACTCAATCCTGGTATGAGCCTGCTTTGAAATCATTAAATGTGATTTTAGATGTTCGCCGTGCAAATTTACGCAAAATTAAGCGTGATGAATCAAATGCTGCAGTAACACGAGATGAGTTCATAGAAATTCTTACGACAGAGCACCGTATAACCATTTATCAGGCTGGTGAAATTATCTCGAGTTTATTGCGTGCTGGCAAAATTTTAATGTTTGGTCGTTTCATTCAGATGACTGACGAGGTGGGTGAAGCATGACAAATATGAATCACCCATTAATTAGATACCACGGTGGTAAGTTTCGCATTGCTGATTGGATTATCTCAAAGTTTCCTGTACATAAAACTTACGTTGAGCCGTTCGGTGGTGGAGCATCAGTTTTGATGTGTAAGCCTCAAAGTAATATTGAAGTTTATAACGATATAGATAGCGATGTAGTTAATTTATTTCGTGTGCTTCGTAATACTGAACAATGTGAGCAGCTCAAACAATTAGTACATCTGACACCATTTTCCCGGGATGAATTTCATCTCGCGTATGAAGAAACAGAATGTCCAGTTGAGAAAGCTAGACGGATGATTGTAAGAGCACAAATGGGTTTTGGTAGTGCGGGTGCTACTAAAGGTCATACGGGATTCAGGTTGGCGGGTGGACGCCAAAAAAATTACGAAATCAATTTATGGGATCAGTACCCTCAGCGAATTGCCAAATGCGCAGAACGACTAAAACAATGTGTGATAGAAAATCAGGATGCATCAAAAATTATCAGTTTATATGATGCTGATGACACATTATTTTTTGTAGATCCACCATATGTAAGAAGTACCAGAACAGCAAACGTTGTGGCTTATCGTCATGAAATGACAGATTCAGATCATGAAATTTTATTAGATCAACTCGTTAATGTGAAAGGTTCGGTAATTATTACAGGTTACGAACATGACATTTACAACGACAAATTATCTAAATGGACAAAATTCACTAAATCTGTGCAGGCATCTGGACGGCTTGGTGGTGTAACACGCCAAGAGTGTCTATGGATTTCCCCAAAAGCGCAATATCAAGATTTATTTGGAGGGCAATATGAGTAAATTTGTGCCCAATTCGTTTATGGTGGCGAACGCATTTGTAGACGAAGCTATGTACAAGATAAGCGATGCATCTGTAAAAATTTATCTATTGATCATTCGTAAAACACGTGGATGGACCAAGGAAAGTGATGCACTTTCTTTGCGTCAGTTGGAAAGTTTATCTAAGAAAAGCCGACCTACCGTCATTAAGTGCTTAACTGAACTTGAAGAAGTTGGTTTGATCAAAAAACATCATCAATCAAAATATGGGAATGTTTTCTCTCCAGTTGATAATTACGATATTGGAGAGTTAATTAAATTTCCATCTAAAAAGGTATTGGTTAAGGCGCTTATTTTGTTCAAAAAAGAGATGGTTAAAAATTTTAACCACTTTGGATATGGAGAAAAAATAGCTCAAAAACCAGTCGATTTTTACTTAAATATTGGTGGTAAAAAACCTTTACTGGTTAAAAATTTTTACCACCTTAAAACTGTGGATAACTTCCCAATGTGGTCAAATTTTTTTACCACTAAAAATGGCAAGTGGTTAAATATTTTTACCGCAGGTGGTAAAGAATTTTTACCGCAAGTGGTAAAGAATTTTAACCCACAAAGTAACACTATCAAAAGACACTATCAAAATAAAAAAAATTGGCTTTCTTTTGAAAAATTAGAATCGAAAATTATTTCTCTCAATAACTCGGTTGATACTGGCGATATTTTGAACGCTTCATGGTTTAAACATGAATTAGAGAAATTCGAACTCTACAACGCTGGAAGAGATCACTCAGATGATTTGATGATTTGTTTCTTTGCTGAATGGCTGATCAAAGTTTATTTGAGAACTCAAAAACAAAATGTATTGAAATCAAAAGCCGTATCACCTAGCGAAAGCAATCCTGATTTCCTAGTTTTTTCATCCCCTAATCAGCTGTACATGTTCGCTAACAAACTTGCTCACCATCCTGAAGTTATGAGCAAGTACAGCTCTGCAGGTGAGTCATACGAAAATTTAGCGGGTCGCATTGCTGCAAAACTATCAGATCCAACAGAACGTCAAAATTGGAAATCATATCTTGCTGACGTAGGTTTTAAACCTAAGGGTAAAGGTGTTTCGATATGAAATACGGATCTGTTTGCTCAGGCATTGAAGCTGCTACAGTTGCATGGCATGAGCTCGGTTGGAAGCCTGTCTGGTTTGCAGAAATAGAAAAATTTCCAAGCCAAGTCTTGGCACATCACTATCCCGATATTCCCAATCTTGGTGATATGACCACCATTGCTGAAAAAGTTAAAAGTTATGAAGTAGAAGCACCCGATATATTGGTTGGAGGAACCCCATGCCAAGCATTTTCTGTAGCCGGGTTAAGAAACTCATTAGATGACGATCGAGGACAATTAAGTCTTGAATTTGTGAGATTAGCGAATGAAATTGATACAGCCAGATTTGTTCGAGGACTTGAGCCAGTCATTACCGTTTGGGAAAACGTACCCGGAGTGCTCAACACAAAAGACAACGCTTTCGGCTGCTTACTGGCAGGGCTTGCAGGTGAAGGGTGTGAATTACAACCACCAGGGGGACGATGGAAAAACGCTGGTTGTGTGTTTGGACCATCTCGACAAGTCACTTGGCGAGTCCTTGATGCTCAATATTTCGGACTCGCCCAACGACGCAAAAGAGTGTTTGTTATCGCAAGTGCTCGAACAGAATGTATCACCGAAATACTATTTGAGCGAAAAGGCATGTTTGGGGATATTGAGAAGAGCCAAAGCAAGGGGGAAGGTTCTGCCTCAAATAGTGGAATATACACTAACAGAACAAGCGAAACGGTTAGCGGACAAACAATAGTTCCTCCATTGCTTGCATCACATGGTCAGAAAAAATGGTTAGGCAATCAAGAGGCTTTTTGTGGTGATTACTATATAAAACATGCGATTGGTGTTGGAGGAACTAACGCAAACTCAGCTATTACTGTAGAAAAAGCACCAACTTTATTAGGCAGAAGTGATCGAGGATACGTTATCCATTCCTACGGTATTCAAGGAAATATAATAGGTAGATCATTAAATTCGGGTGGACAAGGCATAGGTTTTAAAGAAGAACAAGCACCAACACTTACTCAAATGGACAGACATGGAGTTGTAATTCATGGAACCCAAGATCCAATAATTAATACAAAAACAGCGCATTGTTTAGGCAGAAATAATGGTCAAGAAAACGTTTTGTGTGAACAAGCGTACGCAATGATTGCAGATACAACGCCCAAAATTTCAAAACAAATAAACGGAACGCTGCGCGCAAGCGGAGGTGGAGGGATTGTGCCCTCAAGTGTCGTATATCAATACATTGCACGTTACTTAACTGAGATTGAATGCGAACGTCTTCAAGGCTTCTCTGACAGCTATACAGAAATACATAAAGCATCAGCAACACAACGATATAAAGCCCTTGGAAACTCAATGGCGGTTACGGTAATGCGTTGGATCGGTGAAAGGATTCAGCAATTTATTCGTGGAGGGTTTGCATGAATAAGCGAATTTCTGATTTTAAGCGAGGTGAGCATGAATCTTGAATCTACACCAGTGTGTATGGACTGCTTCATTGCTGAGAATGTCCGATATGAACCTGAGCATTCCGAGTTTCTGTGCCTAAGTTGCGCGCATTTTAGGGATGATCAGGAAAATGAGTCAGAACTTTACGATCAATATGAAGATTGGGGAGAGGATTGATTTTGTCTAGCATCTCTATTGCTGATTATTTGAAGAATTATGCGACAAAGAAAAGGAAACCTAAACGCCGTAATTTGATTAAAAAAGAACGTGTTGTAAGTGAAGGCGAAGCAATATTAATTCAGCATTTCAAGGCTTATGGAATTGGATATGAACAAGAGTATCAGTTTAATGAAAATCGAAAATGGAGAGCTGATTTTCACATTACTGGTACCAAAATTTTAATTGAAGTTGAGGGAGGTATTTGGAGCAATGGCAGGCATACAAGAGGTAAAGGCTACATAGCAGATATGGAAAAGTATAACTCAGCCACAGAGTTGGGTTATTCAGTGTTTAGATATAGCACTGAGCAGGTGAAAAGCGGTAGAGCGATTGAAGAAATTAGACGGTTAATAGGGTGAGTTTATGACAGCAACAGCAAAATTTGAGAAACATCGAAACGAGACTATAGTTCACGATTTACGCCGTTTATTATTTACTCCAAGTCGCTCAAAGGTCGATTTTACATTGCTCGACTTAGCACAAAAAACAATGGATGGATTTAAGGACGGTGTAGGTGGACCATCAACATTTGGAAGTAAGGCTAATAGTGCTGCTCTAATGATGCAGGATATGAGACCAGAAGTTTATTCAATGTTGTGGGCATTAGTTCGTTCAATCAATCCTACAGATCGTCATTTTGCCTTAATTCACAATCTGCTAACTTCAGAAATTCGCTTAAAGTTTAAAGAAGATGGTTTTAAAACCAAACAGATAACCACCAAAGAAGCAGCAAAAGGTGTTGCCCGTTCAGCACTTATTCAATTTTTATTTAAACGAGGTATGTGCACCAAATGTAATGGAAAAGGGTTTGTATTTTCAAAAACTGATAAAAAGCATGTTGAGTGCAGTAAATGCGAAGGGAAAAAAGAAAATGCTTACAATCAATCAGAGCGACATCGAATTTCATGTATGAGCATTGATCGAAAAGCTTATTTAAGAACTTATGATAAATACGAAAAGGTAGCATTAGACATTTTAGGGGATTGGAGAATTGATCTTGATGCTCACTTAAGAGGATATTTTCACTATGTGTCTGAAGAATATAATTTATGATTGCATAGTCCCAAAATAAAGGGTATATTTTTCTATACTGGTCGTATTACGGTTTATCCGAGACCAAGCTATTAAGGCCCATCAAATAGATGGGTTTTTTTAAATAATATTCTTTATAAGTTCATTGGTAAGAGGGGACTATGGCTTTAAGAAGTTTCTTCAAACTGATAAAATGTGAAAGCCAAATTATTAAAATGCCGCTTGAGGATAAGATTGATACTTCAAACATCGAAAGGCAGGAAGTGGAAGTTATTTGGTTGAATTCCTGCACAAGTTGGTTTGAATGTAAAGAGCTTTATAAAATAGTCGATAACAAATTAAATTTAATTAATTATATTACATTTAGTTTTCCCATTGCTATTACATCAATTATGCTTTTTTCTAAACAAACTAATATTGACCTAATAAAAAATTTATATCAGTATTTTGAGCTGGCATCTATTGTAGGTTCTCTTCTAATTTTATTATTTGGATTGTACTCTATAATATTTAGTAAAAATGAAATTAAAAAAGAATTGTATGCAACATCATTTAGAAATAATTTACAAATTTCTGAATTAGCAAAGTCTATGGTTGAAAAATCGAACTTTGATGATTTAGATATTTTACGTAAATTTGTAAGAATGCAAGATCAAATAGATATACTAAATTCTCCTAGAATTCCTAAGAAAATTACTCAAGAAGCTTTTAGATACTGGTTGAGAGAATCTAATCAACCATGCCCTACATGTAGAAATTCTCCTTTAAAAAAAGCTCCAAATCTAATTGAAAGATTTTTTCATAAAGATCAGTTGTGTATAGAATGTGGGGCTGTTATTCTAAATTTTAATAATTTGGATGAGAAGTGAGTTAATTATGAAAAGTTTTAAGTTATTGTTAGGTATTTCAGAAGTTGATAAAATTTTTGATGGTTTAGATAATAAAGATAAAATAGAGCTTTTTGATCATATAGTAGATAAGTACCAAGATGCATTAATTGAAAGTGAGGTTATGTGCGAATCTTTTAAGAACTATTCTGTTGCACATTTAAATAGACATAATCCTGATATTTGTCCAACTTGTAAAAGAAAATTATAAAATTATCTCTATCGTTGATGTTTATTAAAAAACTTGCTCTTAGGTAGGTTTTTTAATGCTTTGAGATAAGTGAAAATACAAAACAAACACAAGAAAATCAAAGTTAATTGTGATCTAACTCTAACAGACATCATGAATTTGGTTCGTGCAGTAGGTAAATAATTAACTTTATATCATTTTTGCCGAAAGGATTCTGGCAATAAGACTTGTTTCTGTAATGCGATGTATTGGACAAAGAATTATTTTAATTCTTGAATCAAACTTAACTCAAAACTCACTAAGTCATAAGACTATGTGAGATTTTGCCGAACGTATTACGGCACAAGGAACCCCGCTCAATTCTAGATATTGGCGGGGGTTTTTTTATTTATATTTAAATTGTAGATAAGTACGTAGTTTATTTAATGAACGCTCTACAAACTGATCTTCCGTTTCATTATCTGTGGGAACACCAACCAGATTACTAATTTCACGAATTGTTTTCTCGGAATGTAAGTCTTTAACCAGCTCACTTTTAAATTTTTCAACCTTTTTATTAGAACCAAGTAAACCAACTAAAGGGGTTAAAGCTGATCCTATACCTATAGAAACACCTTTTTCAATCAGTTTAGTTGGAAGTTTTGTTTCAAGAGAGTGCTTTTCTTCTTGCTCAATAAACTGTTGAAGTGAATATTTATTACTAGTCATTGTTTTACCTATAATCAAGAAGACTGCTTTTCTTTGTAATTTTTATAGTAATCACTGAGAATTTTCTTAAATTGCTTCAGTATCTCTTCAATTATTCTATCTTTTATTTCAGGTGGAATTTTTGACCAAAACTGTAAAAGCATCATTCCTATGCTTTTAAAGATTGTGCTTATAGACATAATTACCCCATATTAACTAAGTGTTTTAAGAATTATGGATAATAAACTGATTTGTATGAAAATTAAAACGATTTCAAAAGGTTGTTCATGGAAATTACTAAATACACCAGCCTCACCAAAAAGAAGCCAACTAAAACAAAACCAAGATCAAAACCACTACCCAAGGCAACCCAAAAATATTTAGAAGCTGAAGAGACTTTATTTCAAGAATTAGAAGAAAACTTGATAGGTTATCGCCGTAAATTTCAGTTCGAATCAACTCGGAATTGGCGGTTTGATTTTTATATTGTGAAATTAAATCTTCTTATTGAAATTGTGGGTAGTCCGTGGTCTGTTGGTCGTGGCGGTAAGAAGATAGCAAATTCATTTAACAAATATCATCTTGCTGAATATATGGGCTATAAGATTGAGTGGTTTCATCCTGATTCGATTCTTTCAGGTCATGTGATTCGCTGGATCAAGTCGAAGTTATAGAGTTTAGAAGATGAAACAACGAATATATAAGAAACTGTGCAAACAGGCAGAAGTAGTTTTGGTTCATGGTTTTGGATTTAATCAAGATGATTTAAAGATGATTCCAGCGGTGTACCCCATGTTGTGATTGATGAGTGTTATGAGGAATTTGAACAATCGGCTTTAGATGAATTGTTGGTAATGATGGAGGTCCAAGATTTGGATTGTGATGTATATATCCTAAAACCCAATGCAAGACTCATTAAGGAAGCTATTAAATTCATGTATATCCCACCTCACCTATACTCATTTTTCCGTATTTAAATGGATTGTTTCTATGGACCAGATTAGACCATTTCCACCAACAGACCTGATAGATCAAGCTGAGGAAGAGGAAGCGATTCGCTTGGCACCTGCAGCGGATCTAAAAGAATGGGTATTAACCAACTTTCTGACGCTTGGCGGTGTATTACATAACCCGGACCATGACCACATAGCAGAGCTTTTACATGACGATGAAACTTTTCTAGCATTCGCTTGGGCTTCATCTGCCGCCGTTGCTAAAAAGAGAATGGTATTAGGTCAATGTGAAAAAGTTATGTTTAACCAGGGGGGATGGCGCAAAGCTCGACAAGAACAGCAAATGCGAGACTGGTTTGGGTTTGTGCCTGTTTATCTAATCACTGTAGATGCAAGCTTTTGTGAACGTGCCAACGACCGAGAATTTTGTGCATTGATTGAGCATGAGCTTTATCACATTGGTGTAGAGCGTGATGAGGAAGGGGAAACTCTCTACAGCGATAATACAGGCTTACCTAAGCATTATTTAGCTGGTCATGACGTTGAGGAATTTATCGGAGTCGTCAAACGATGGGGAGCAAGTGAGGACGTTAAGCGCATGGTTGCAGTCGCTCAAAACCCGCCGTTTGTTTCGGACTTGGAAATAACAAAATGCTGCGGAACGTGTCTAGTGGGTTGAGCAAAGAGCATCACATTTCTACTTTCATATTTATCTTAAGTTTTATAGATTATAAGAAATAGGAGGGTGTATATGGCAACTTACAAACAAATTCAAGAATTTATCAAAGATAAATACAAGATAACGGCTCAATCTTGTTGGATAGCGCATGTTAAATCAGATTTTGGAATTCCAATGAAAAGTAATCGACAGAACAAGGAGAGAGTTAAACCTTGTCCTGATCGACATCGAGCTAAAGTTGAAGATGCTTTACGACATTTTAAAATGATCCCCTAATTGGGGATTTTTTTTGGCTATCTTGTGATACGTAGTGATACAAAGAGGTGTTTATGGCAGCCTTAAAAGAGCCTGTAAAAATATATATTGTTCAAGCTCTTGCATGTCGTGATACCCCTCAAGAAGTAGCCGATCTGGTAAAACAAGAGTTTGGCATTGAAATTGATAGACAGCAATGCGCTGCATATGATCCAACAAAACGCCGTGGCAAAAATCTAAGTCAAAAATACGTTGATCTATTTGAAGAAACTCGAAAAAAATTCGATGAAGGATTAACTGATATCCCTATCGCAAATAAATTTTATCGTCTAAAAGAACTTCAAAAAATGTATGACGATTCAGGTCGAAATAAGCGTGTAAAGCAAAATCTTCTAAAACAAGCTTTGCAGGAAACTGATGGAAGAACCACTAAGGTTGAACACATGGGTAAAGATGGAGCGGATCTTGAAATCAAAATTATTCGAGAGTTTGTAGATTAAGAGGTGCCCATAGTGGAGCTTAGAATCAAAACTCCACGATGGGCTAAACCTTGGTTTAAAACTGCTCGATATAAAGGGGCGCATGGTGGACGTGGATCTGGTAAATCGCACTTTGTTGCTGAGCAGCTTGTTGAAGAGTGTGTGATTGATAAAAATCTTCGAGCTGTATGTATTCGTGAAATTCAAAAATCGATTAAATATTCAAGTAAACAGCTTATTGAAGACAAGATAAAAGCGCTTGGAGTTACTCATTTATTCGAAGTACAAAGAGATTTAATAAAGCGAATTGACGGTGATGGTGTAATTCTTTTCCAAGGTATGCAAGACCACACGGCTGATTCAATCAAATCTCTTGAAGGATTTAAAATTGCATGGGTTGAAGAAGCAAATAGATTATCAGCTAAATCTTTACGTTTACTACGACCAACTATGCGAGCTGAAGGATCACAAATTTGGGCCACTTGGAATCCTGAATCTAAAGATGACCCAATTGATGATTTTTTAAGGGGAGAATTTGCACCTGAAGATTCAATTGTTATTGAAATCAATGTGACAAATAACCCTTTTGCACCTCGGACGCTTCTTGATGAATATGAGGAGGATCGAAAACGTGCAATACGAATGCAGAATGCAGGTGATGAAAATGCATGGCCTATGTTTGAACATGTTTGGCATGGTGCTTATCTTGAGTTCAGTCAAGCAATTATTTTCTCTGGTCGTTATGTAGTTGATGAATTTGAACCTGAGGATGATTGGACAGATGTCTTCTATGGATCAGACTGGGGTTTTTCTCAAGATCCTACAACATTAAATCGTATCTACATACATGATGATGTTCTTTATATTCGAAATGAAGCTCATCAAGTTGGATGTGAAATTGATCATTTACCTCAATTGTTTGATGAGGTGCCTGGCTCAAGAACTCATAAGATTCGTGCTGATAATTCACGACCTGAAACGATAAGTTACATGAAGCGGCAGGGATTCAAAATTGAAGCTGCGGATAAATGGCCTGGTTCAGTAGAGGATGGCGTGACATTCATGAAGAAGTTCAAACGAATCGTTGTGCATCCAGACTGCCCTGAAACAGCAAGAGAATTCAAACTGTATTCATACAAGGTCAATCGAGCTGGGGATGTCTTACCAGAGATACTGGACTTAAATAATCATCATATGGATGGTATCCGATATGGGATACAGCCTTTGATAAAAGGCAGATCTAGTAAAAAACCTGCAGGTGCAGGAAGTCGAACTTACTAAAGGTAAAATTATGGCAAAGTCTAAAAAGGGCAAATATTCAAAGAAGGCTTTGTCTAGTGGAAGTCTTTACACTCAAGAAGCGATTTCAAATTTTTTTACTCATTTTGGGAGAAGACCAGATAATGATGAGGTCTTGCGAAAGGCAGGTATTACGCGTCACAGATTGAGTGTATTACTTGATGATGATGAAATAGCTCAAGCTATTGAAACTCGAATAGATGCTTTGCTTGCAACGCCTTTCAGAATTGAACCTAGTGATACTCCAGAAGCTATCAAGCTAAAGGCAGAATTTGACGAATGGTATTTTGAAATTGCTTCAGGTGCACTAAATGCATTGTTCTTTGGATATTCAGTTCAAGAGGCAGTTTATGAGTTAAAAGCTGATGGCTATATAGGATTCAAGTGGGTGGGTGAAAAACCAATGCAGTGGTTTGAACCTAAAAATGATGGAAGATTGATATATCGCCAAGATGGTGGTGGTAATGAAAAGGAAGTCGATCAGGTATTTAAATTCTTCCTCACACGCCGTAAAGCAACTTATGAGCAGCCATTTGGAAAGGCGCTTTTATCAACGCTGTATTGGTTGTTTTTCTTTAAACAAAATGGATTTAAGTTTTGGGCTAAATTTCTTGAACGATTTGGAACACCGATCCTTTTAGGTAAATGTAAAGACACTGAAACAGAAGATATGAACCAAGCATTACTTAATGCTCATGCTCAAAGTGTTTTATCAATTGATTCTGAAGATGATGTTCAAGTTTTAGGAACTTCAGGCGCAAGCGGTACTGCTGGATCTGCATTTGAGATGTTTAACAAGACACTAGCTCAACAAATGCAAAAAGTGATTTTAGGGCAAACGTTGACCAGTGGAACAGATGGAAAAGGGAGTTATGCATTAGGGCAGGTTCATGAGAATGTCAGAGCTGATAAATTAAAATCTGATATTCGTTTGGTAACCCCAACATTACAAGCGGCAATGAATGCATTGTGTAATTTGAATGGATGGGAACAGCATAAAATCATGTTAGGTGAAAAACCTAAGGCTTTAAATAAAGATCAAGCTGAACGTGATACGAACTTAAAAAATGCTGGAGCAAATTTTACTCCTCAATATTTTCAACGTGAGTATGGTTTGCAAGATGGGGATATTGTCGAATCTCAACCACTATCATCTGCTCAATTCAAAGCATTACCTAATTTACCTTTCAAATTTAAAGCTGGTAAGCAAAATCTTTCGGCTGATCAATTGGAAGTTGAAGAGCTTACAACTTCTCAAGAGGTGATTAAATTACTCGATCAGAAACAAGTAAATGAGCTGATTCAAAGTAGTAAATCGCCTGAAGAGTTGGCGTTTAATTTAATGCAGTTAATACCAGGTGCAACACAATCAGAATTTACTGCAAACTTAGAACAGGCTTTGTTTACTGCTGGTGTTTTAGGTTGTGTAACAGCCAAGTGAGAGAGGTACAATGAAACCTGTTACTTTTCTTGAAGCATTAAAATTCGCTGAATTCCGAAAGATCGTATTGCCTGATGAATTTTATTCAATGGACTTAAAGACCCGACAATTGGCAACAACGGTCGGGTTTTTATCGAGTATTGAGCAAATTCAAACAGTGATTAAGGGGGTTAATAAAGCCATTGCCGATGGTACGACTTTTGAGGATTTTAAAAAGTACGTTGCTGATAATGACACTATTCTAAGTGAATCATATTTAAGTAATGTTTTTAGAACCAATATACAGACAGCTTACAGTCATGGGCGTTGGGAGCAACAACAGCGAAACAAATCTAAAAAGCCGTATTTAATGTACTCGGCTATTGATGATAGCCGGGTTAGACCAGAGCATTTGGCATTAAACAAAATCATACGCCACATAGATGACCCATTTTGGCTGTTGTATTACCCGCCGTGGGGTTTTATGTGTCGATGTACTGTTATTGCGCTTACAGAAGCTCAGGCGAAGAAATACGGTATTACCTCGGATGAGGATCTGCCCGAAGTTGCTCAAGAAATGGGATGGTCTACAAGTCCTATGACTTACGGGGATATGTCGAAATTAGTAGATACTAAAATCAGCGAAACGATTTTAGATAAAGATTATCTCTTAGAGCAAAAGAAAGTAGTTCAAGCTGAATGGACTGCATCGTCAAGATTAACTGACCTATTTGCACCGATGACAGATTCAAGCCGTGATTTATTCAAAGTGATTTCAGATACAGTCATTCCCTTAAATCCAGAGATCAGACCAAGCGCAATCAAAACTTTTATAGATTACGTGCAGGGAAATGATGACAGGCTGACAAGCTATCTTAATCAACCTTCAATCAATCTTGCAGAGGATGTGCTTAAACGATGGATCAAGGAGGATCTGTCTAAGATTCAAGCAATATCAGCAAATACGAGTGAAGTCATTTCAGGATCTTCCAGTTTGACTCAAGTTGCATCAATGGAAGTGGGTAAAGTCATCACTTTAGACTCTCCTATGCTAATTGCAGGTGAATCTAACATCATGATTCAAATTGAGAATGCAAAAGGCTTGGGTATTGATCTAGCTAAATTGAATGCTGGTCAGGGCACATTATTGGGATTAGGTCTATCGTTTGAAGTTGTTTCAATTGAAGCTGCAAGCGGGGTAATTATTTATAAACTTAAAGCATTGGTGAATTAAATGAAATTACATTTAAGAGATGGCTCTATATTGCAATACAAAACGAATATGGAGCTTAAAGGATTGGTTATTGATTCAATCGAATTAGAGTTTACTGATAACAATCTCATACCTGAAGAAATTATATGGTATTGGGATGGTAAGACTTCAATTGATAAAACATATTCATTTGAAGAAAAGATAAGGTTAATCGAAACCTTATCTAATGCTCTTAAATGCAATGATCCGTGTGTTTATGATCACAGTAAGTTAGCTGAGAAAAAGCTACAGTTACTTATCTCAAGTCTATAACTTTTTAAGATTTATTAACCGTCCATTAGGGCGGTTTTTTAATGGAGCATGAAAAATGCCAGAGGAAAACAAAGATCAGTTAAAACATCAATTTACCGCTGTAAATGTACCCATAGTTTTAGCAGAAGATGGAACAAGTAAGCGCCGTACTTTTGATGCGGAAGTGTATAGCGGTGGACGCATAGATAATCATTATTTTTGGGGGAGAAGCGGAGTAGTAATCGATCTTCAAAACGTACAGTTAAAAACAAAAATAGGATTGGTGGAAGAACATTTTGGCGGTCTACGTGTTGGGGTTGCTACTGAATTTGAAACAACCAATAAGTTTAGAGCTAAAGGTCATTTTCTATCTAATCCACGTGCACAAGAAATTGTGAGTGATGCTGATGAAGAGTATCCATTTCAAATGTCTTGGTGGGCAGATCCTGAAAGTATTGAAGAAATTTCAGCAGGAAAAACAATCACAGTAAATGGACAGGAATTTACTGGACCATTGCATGTTTTTAGAAATGTGCGTGTGCATGAAATCACAATTTGCGGTGTAGGAGCGGACACACAAACATCCATCCAAGCCTTTTCTAGCAAAACTAACTCAAATCCAATAGAGGACACTAACGTGACTGAACTCGAACAGGCGAAAGCCGCTCAAAAGAAAGCTGAAGAAGAGCGTGATGCAGCACAAAATGAACTTAAAAAGTTTAAAGCTGATAAACGTGCTGAAGATATTACAGCTTTGGAAACCACTCTAAACAAGCAATTTAGCACTGAAGAGAAGAAGTCCTATACAGATATGGATGACGTATCTTTTAACTTCTTATCTCAGCAATTAAAGCAATTTTCAGCAGGCACACAACCACCTACTGAACATCCAAAGGGAAATAATATTCCAAATCAATTTGCTCATTTATTCAGTCATCAAGCGAATGGTGGGCAGGGTGGTGCATCTAATTCAGATCAACCTCACAAGTTTACATCTGGTGCTCAAGCATTCGCTAACCAGAAAAAAGGGGCTTAATAAATGAGCAATAAAACCTACCTAGGAAGTGTGAATCGCGAGACACGACCTTTCAATTTAGATATTGAAAAACTACGCCGTGCAAATGCCAAAGTGACTGCGGCAACAGCCTACAAAGCAGGGGATCTATTGGTTTTATCTGATTCCAATGTGGTGACACATGCCACAGATGAAAAAACTTGGAATGTTGTATGTGGTCAAGATGTTACCGCGCAACAAGCAACCCAAATGGCAGCAGATGGGATTGAAATCCCGATTTACTTTGGTGGGGTATTTAGCATCGAAGCTGTGCGAATTGCAGGGGAATATTTAGAGGTTTCTAAATACGACTCAGCTCGTGCCAAAGCAACTTTAAACAATATTGAATTTTCAAAAGTATAAGGAATTTTTAAAATGCCTCAATCTTTTACAGTTAATGGCGCACCACTTGAATTGCTTGATGTTGGTGAGCTTGCATTAATTCACAGTAACTACAAGCCAATGGACACTTGGCTTATGGATAAATTATTCCCAAATCGCCCTTCATTTGATCGAGATGAAGTGCCGTTGGCAGAAATTAGCACCGTCCATGATTTAGCACCTCTGGTCTCACCTCATCAACCTGGTAAACCATTCGATACTAAACGCGCAGCTAAAGTAGAATTCGTTCAACCTGCATATTACAAACCTAAAAACATGGTCACACCTGCTACAGCTTTTGATGAAGCACTAATTGAGCGTTTGCGTTCGGCAGGAATTATTTCAACAGGTAGTCAACAATTATCTGATCAGGAAAAGATGGTCATTGCTCAGATTGCTGTAATGAAGCGAAATCATGACGCTATTGATAATTCAGTATTATTGATGGCAACAGAGTTATTGCTTAAAGGGAAGTATCTACTTCAATCTGATGATTATGAATATAACATGGTTGATTATGAACGTGATGCATCGCTAAATTTCACTCCATTAACTCCTTGGAATCAGGCAGGTGCTAAACCTGTAACTGATATTGAATCAATTGAAAAACTTTTGCTTGAAGCAAATGGCGGTCCTTCTAAACTCTATATTATGTCAGGCAAAGTTTGGGCAGCGTTATCGACTAATGAAGAGTTTAAAGAACGTTTTGTTAAGCCTTATGCCGGTATTGCAGTGCCTTATAAACCGAGCTTAAACGTTCAAGAAGGCGCTTCATTCAAAGGCTACTTAGATGAAAAAGAATTGTGGGTTTATGACGCAACTTATCGTTTAAAAGATGGTGTGAAGCGCTTTATTCCAGATGATTACTTTGGTGCTATCTCTGATACTCAAGGATCAATCGCGCAATGTAAAATCAAAAATATGTTGGCTAATGGTGCAGTTGCTAAATATTTTGATCGTCAATGGTATAGCGAAGATCCAAGCGGTATCTTCTTGATGACTGAATCAGCCCCACTTGCAGTGCCATCAAATAAAAATGGTGTATGTGGTGGTACAGGCTTTATTGTTTAAGGGGAATTACATGCCAAAGTACATCGCAAAACAATCCATTGGTCATTTTCGACCTGGTGACGAAATCAAAGGGCTTGAAGATACACAAATTCAAGCCCTTTTAGTTTCTGGTGCTATTGAAGAAGAGAAAGCACCAGAAAAAACTAAACAGGATGGCTCTGCTCAACAATTGACTGAACTTGCTGCTGAAGTTGAAAAACTGAAAGCTAATGAGCTTTTGCTTATTGATGCCAAAGATAAAGCCGAGGCTGAAGTTGAAAAACTGAAAGCAGAAGTAGTTAAGTTGCAGGATGCTTTAAATGCTTCAAAACCCAAATCTGTAAAGGATAAAGAGCAACCTCAGGCTCAATCCGAAAAGGCTACAACTGAATCCAAATAGGTGGCGATATGTATGCGACTGAAGAGGATATGATTAAGCGATTTGGTAATGAAGTCGAAAACTTAAAAGCGATGTTACCTGAGGGCGCGATTGCAGAAGCATTACAGGACGCTGCAGAGGAAATTGATAGTTATGTGGCGGTAAAGTACAGATTACCGCTTCCTAGCATTCCAAGCACTCTACAGCGAATAGCATGCAATATTGCAAGATACCGCCTTTACTTTCAGCAACCTACTGATGAAGTAGAGAATCGCTATAAAGCTGAAATTGATTATTTGAAGCGGATTGCTGATGGTAAAGCTGTGCTCAATATCCTAAACCAAGATAATGAAGTCACTGAAGAGAAGCTGAAAAACTCACCTGCAACCATGCCAATCGGTACAACTTATCGAGGTGGTGTTTTTGGAGATGATATTCTCAACAGGATGCCAAGCATCAAGGAAGGTTAAATGGCTATTGCAATAACAATCACTGCTGAGAGTTCGCCACTTGAAGCGATCTTTAAATCATTAGGGGCTTATGAGCGTGAAGAATCAAAGCTTTTTAATGAACTTGGATCTGAGCTACTGGACCAAGTTCAATTAAGGTTTATAGAAGGTGTCGGTGTTGATGGAAACCCTTGGGTGCAATCCTGGCGTGCTGAAATGCAAGGAGGTCAAACATTAAGGGATAAAGGCATTTTGATGAATTCCTATACCTATAATGTTTTGCCGAATGGTGTTGAGGTTGGTACAAACGTTGAATATGCAGCACCTCTTCATTTTGGTGCTCTTATCCTTCCTAAAAATAGCGCATACATCACTTTTAATGTTGGTGGGCAATATCGCAGAGTTAAACAAGTTGTTTTACCGCCACGTACGCAGTTAGGGATAAATCCTGAAAATGAAGAATCACTTTTGAATATTGTAGGAGATTTTATTAATGAGCTCATTCTTCGCAGTTCGTGAAGAAATTGCAAATAAGCTAAAAGAAATTCCAAGTTTTAAGGAAATATACACCCCTCATAATTCAGCGAAAATCACAGAAATGATGCAGATAACGCCGTCAGCTCATGTGAACTTTGCCAGAATTGTAAAAAAGGCTGATGCAGGTGCGGGTAAGGTTAATCAGCTTGGGCAACAATGGGCTGTTTCAGTTGCGTGTCGAAATGCTCAATCTCAAATGACCAATGGCAATGCTGTAAATGATGAAGCAGGTGAACTCACTGAGGAAGTGATTAAACTCTTATCTGGTTGGCAACCTCGTTCCTCAACTCGACCTTTAACACTCATTGATGTTAAAGAGGGTTACAGTCCAACATGCACATACATTACAGTCATTTTTGAATCACAGAAATTTATTTAGAGGTTACCATGACAAAACAATACATCGCCCGTCAAAAAGTCGGGCGTTTTAATAAGGACGATATTGTGGGCGGTCTTACTGAAGCCCAAATTAAACAATTAGAGGCAGATAAGATCATTGAAGAGGTGAAGCCATCTGCTCAAACAAAACCAAGCAAAGAGGTCAAAACAGATGGCTAAGGAATATATTTCTTTACAGGGTAAGTTTTACTTATCCGAAATTGCAAATGGCGTGGCGGCAGAAATGCGCCATATCGGGAACGTACCTGAATTTGAGCTTGAAATCACGACTGATCAATTTGAGCATGAAGAAAGTACATCTGGTCAACGTACAACAGACTTTGTATTGACCAAAAAAACAGGTGTTAATTTCAAAGGTAAACTTGAAGAAGTAGACCAAGCCAATTTGCAATACATCTTGTCAGGTATGAAATCTGAAATTGCAAGCAAGGTTGTTACTGATCAGGTATTAGGAACAGTTAAAGCTGGTCAAGAAATAAAACTTGATGGTTATAGTCTCACACAGGTTTCATTTAAAGCAGGATCAACTGCAATTACAGCCGATAAATATGTGATTGATGCCGTGTTTGGAACTGTAATTTTTAATGAATCTATCGCAGATCCTATTATGGCAAGTTATACAGCTGGTGTTGTTAGCCATACCACAATTGCAAGCGAATTCAATAAAGAATATGAATTGTTCTTTAAAGGCATTAATACTGCTACAGGTAAAAATATGGCGGTACGTTTGTGGCGCACTAAAAAATCACCAGAAACAACATTTCCACTCATTCACGAAGAGCTTGGCCAGTATGAAATTTCAGGACAAGCATTATCAGAAAGTGAAAAAGGTTTAGATCCTACGCTTGGCTTATATGGTCATGTTGTCACGATTCCAGCATCATAATTTAAACTACAGGCACAGAGGGCGCAAAAGCGTCTTTTTTTTGTGCCTGTATTTAGGAATTTAAAATGAATGACTTCTTTCTCGCCTTAAACAGCACATCAAAATATGAAGAAATTGAGGTGAGGCAAGTTCAGGTGAACGAGCTGGACCAATGGGCTCAATTTGCTGAACCTGTACGCTTAAAACTCAATTTAGATTTTAGCAGTGAGAATTTATTAGAAGTATTTAAGGATTTTAAATTTCAAATCTTAATGATTTGTTCTTTAACATCTGACGTTACTATAGTGAAACCAGATATATTAAATAATAAAAATAAACTTATTGAATTATTTAAAGTCGTTATTGATGTGAACTACGCTTATTTTATTCAAGAAATTAACAACAAGAATGTTTCATCCAAAAACCATACATGGTTTGATTCATTTCAGTATTTGATCAGTAAAGGGCATAGACATTCAGATATTTTAAATTACAGTTTCGGGGCATTCGTAGAATATTTAAAAGCCGCGCAACGAAATGAAAGAAACTCATTACTAACTATGGGTAACACAATGCGAGTTTCATATCATGCAGATAAAAACGCATATAGTAAGTATGTGGACAACATGAAGAAAGCTTAAATTTCACATTGCACAACATTAGTTCAATGGATATTCTGTCAAAATAATGAGGGGAATATCATGAAAAAAATATTTTTAGCTTTTGTGCTTTTTGCTTCAAGTGGTGCATTTGCAGGAACAGAGGTTAGATCCATTAGAACATCTTATGATTTTATCGAAATAGGAAGTTCAGAAGGGGATGTAAGAAGCAAACTCGGAAACCCACAATCTGTATATCATTATGTTTTGAGGGATGCCAATAATCGTCCACGTGCTGCCACAGATTTGAGATACACAGTCGATAATGAAAAATACACTGTGATTATTGTTAATGGTGTTGTCTATAAAATTGTTTGGGAGCGTTGATTGTGAGTCAGAAAGTAGAATGTTCAACTTGTGGTCGAATTGGCAAATCTAAAACTAAAGGAAGTTTTATAATAACGATTGTCTTACTTTTTTTTGGTATTTTCCCAGGTTTAATTTATGAAATTTGGAGAAGATCAGGGGGAAAGGTTTGCAGTTCATGTGGCAGTCAAAATATCCATTTACACATTCCCAATAGTCGTCAAACAAATAGCTCATTAAAAAATGATCATGTTATGTCTATTACAGAAAATAATGTTGAACAGAAGAATTGTAACTTTTGCAAAGAATTGATTCGTATTGATGCAATTAAATGTAAGCATTGTGGAAGTATGCTCACTTAAAAGACTTTATCAAATATGCCACCTTCGGGTGGTTTTTTATTGCCTGAGGAAAAGTAATGGCTGGTCAAAACTTAACATTTAAACTTATTCTAGATGGTGATAACAAAGGTCTAGTAAGTGCGGTAAAGCAATCTGAAAGTTCAGTAAATTCTGTTCTGGAATCAATAAAACAAGAAGCGGAACGTTTAAAAAAGATTTCTGAAGAAACAAATAAAGCCACAGCTAAAATGATCTCTGATGAAGTTTCAACTGATGCAAAAAAAGCATCTGATGGCTTAAAAGATGTCGCTGAAGCTGAACAGAAAGTTTCAAATGAGTCATCAGAATTAGAACAAAAAATACAGCAAATTATTGATGAATTAAATAAAGCTCAAAATGCATCCAAATCAACTGAAAATGGATTTAACAGTTTATCAAATGAAGCTCGAAATACTGCCAATGAGAGTGCTCAAGTAGCCAAAGAACTGAATGAAACCAATAATTCTTCCGCAAAGTTAAGTACAGGTTTAAATGGTTTAAAAACGGGTCTAACACTCGTTGCCAGTGCTTTTGCAGCAGTAGGTGTAGGATTAGGTATTCGTGAACTAGCTCAAGCAGCAGATTCTTATACAAACCTTTCCGCTAGAATTAAGATTGCAACTCAAGATGGCGGTAATTTTACTCAAGCTATGTCGGGTGTTCATCAAGTCGCATTAGCTACCAATTCTAATTTAACATCAACTGCTGATTTGTTTACACGCTTAAACGCTGTTGGCAAGGATATGGGGGTTACTCAGCAACAGGCTTTGGATTTAACTAAAACTGTTACACAAGCCATTAAGATTGGTGGTGGATCTGCTGAGGCTGCGGATGGAGCAGTAACCCAATTTATCCAAGCGATGCAAGGCGGTGTTCTTCGTGGCGAAGAATTTAACTCAATTATGGCGGGTGGCTACGGGTTAGCTGAAGCTTTAGCAAGAGGTTTAGGGGTTACTACTGGCGAACTTCGTAAAATGGCAGAAGCGGGGGAATTATCATCCGAGCGAGTTGTTAAAGCTTTACAAACCCAATCAGCTTCAGTTCAAGCCACTTACGATAAATTTCCAACTACGATTAGCAATGCATTACAACGAATTTCGACCAGTTGGGAAATCTTAATAGGTAAGATGGACCAATCTAATGGTGCTTCTGCTACTGTTGCCCAGTGGCTCGTTACCATTGCAAACAACATTCAAGATTTAGATGTATTGCTCAATGATATGGGGCAAGGTTTCGAGTGGATTGGCTCGCAAATCAATAAGATTGACACAGCCACAATTGAAACACTTAAGTCTGTATTAGTTTCTGCTTATGAAACTTTAAAATCTTTAGCAAGTACCGTAGGTGATGCATTTGAAATCACATTTGATCTACTCAATACTGCTTTAGGTGCAATATTTAATTTCAACAGTGGCATTGATAGTGCGTCAGATAAAACCAATGGTCTTACAAAGCTATTACAAGTATTAAATGTTGCGCTTGGCTTTTTAAATGATGGTTTTAAAGGTATTGGAATTGCAGCAAATCTATTGACGGGTGCATTTTATAGTATAGCTTCTGCTTCAAATAAAGTTTTGTCAGCTTTAACTTGGGGAGATGTAAGCAAAGAGTTTGCTGCCAATGCAGATGCAATGGCAACTAAAGCAAACGAGTATTATACAAAGGCATCTGATGGTGCTTTAAAATTTGAGTCTGCAGGAAAAAAAGCCTGGGATGAAATAAATAAAACCCAAGATCAAAAAAATGCAGATTCAATTGCTAAAAATCAACTTACACTTGATCAGTTAAGTGCTCAAGAAGCTAAACACTTGGCTGATTACAAAGCAATCAGTGATCAAAGGCTAGTCCTTGAACAGCAACTTTATGAAGCCAAAAAAACAGGCAATCAAGCCTCTATTGATTTAGCTCTTAAAGGTATTGCTGATCTTGAAGCTAAGGAAAAAGCGTATCAAGTTGAAACTCAGAAAATAAATTCTGAAAAAATCAAAGCTGCTCAAGATTGGGTGAATGCTCAATTAACAGCGATTGACGGAACAGCCAAAGCTTCAGATATTGCAACTCAAAAAACAATTCAAACAACTTTAGCTGCAAGGGGCTTAAAAGTTGAATTTGACAATACTGGGAAAGGTATTGTTTCTGCTATGGAGCAAGCTGGAAATGCTGTTTCTTCTTTAGATTCCAAACTTGCAGCAGGCAGAAAGGGAGCTCAGGCTCTTGGTCTAGATTTAGATATTGCTCTCAATAGGGTCTCAGAGGGATTTAAAACTAAAGAAGCAAACCTAAATAGCTTTACCGCCAGTATTGAGTTAATGGGTGTAAAAGGAAAGCAGTCTGCTGAAGTAGTTTATCAAGCATGGGTTAAATGGCTTGAAACAGCAAAGTCCCAAGCTGAAATAGACTTTGCAATGTCAAAGTTAAAAGAGTTTGAGACTCAAGGTGTTATATCTACAAAACAGGTTGAACTTGGTGTTCAAGCAATTCGTCAAGTGATGCAAAAACTTCCTGATGATATGAATCCAGTTGAGCAAGCCTTTGAAAGATTGGGTATTAAAACTAAAGAGCAATTAAAACTTGCTGCCCAATCAGCTTTAGCCGATTTCAATACTATTCAAAGCAGTGGTCAAGCTACCGCTGAAAGTTTAAGACAGGCTTATGAACGCACCATTCAGGCTGCGGTTGCATCGGGTGATCAAGCTGTTATTGCCCAAACAAAAGCCAAAGCGGCATCTTTGGGCTTGTCTGTTCAAATTGAAGATACTGGAAAGGCAACGGTTCAATCCTACGAGGAAATGGATCGAGCGGCTCAGTCTCATGCCTCAACTGTTTCGAGCACTGTTACAAGTGCTTACCGTGAAATGGGTGCCGTAGCAAGAGAAGAGGCTCAAAATTCTATTGATGCATGGAATCAAGCATTAGAGGCTAAATCGACAGCTGAAAGCAAAGAACGTTCTGAACGCAATAAAACATATCAAGCCACCACAAGTACACATTACACAAAAAGTAATGTACGTGATGAGCTTAAAAATATGGGCTATGACGATGCACAAGCCGAAAAAATTGCTCAAGGTATTTTTGGTTCTGCATTAGCCAGAGACCAGACAGCAATGCAAAAAAATATGGGGGCAGGTGGCTTAACCAATGTAACCAATATGCTTTATGCAGAGCTTAGAAAGAAAGGGCTTACTGGTTATGACGGTTCTCGTTATATCGAACAAGCTTTACAACAGTTTAGAGATGGATCAGCTCAAGCAACTTTGAATACGATTAAACCTAAAGTTTATGCAGATTCAAGTAATGAGACTTCTAAAGCCTTGGCGAGTGGTTCAGGTACAGGAAAAACCGTCCAATACAATCTTAATTTTAATGGTAAAACGCTGAGTTTGTCAGGAGATGCTAGCCAAGAGACGATGTTTAATGATCTCTTGAGACAGCTTGAAACCATCAATAAGAGTAGTTAATTGATGAAATTAATACGCAAAGCGACCAATCAAACCGTTCTTTTAGAGAACGGTTTTTTATGGTCTGACGAATTTGATTGGAAGCCGATTGAACAGAAACAAGATAGAGCCATTGATGGTGCGCTTATTGTTCAAGAGGGTAAGAAAAAGGCGGGGCGTCTAATCACTTTAATACCCTCGGAATCCAGTATGGGATGGGTGAAACGCCGTGAACTCAGCAAAATTATGGACTGGTCAGCACTCCAAGAGCATTTTTATCTTGAGTTTGATTACCCACATGACAAACGAAAATTCAAAGTTATGTTTAATCATGAAGCAGGGGCAATTGAAGCCAAGCCAGTAAAGGGAATTCCTACGGTTTCTGAAGATGATTATTACAACGTCACAATGCGATTTTTGGAGCTAAACGATGATTGAAACCAAAGACATTGTAATCTACAAGTCGGAACGTTTGACCGATACAGACAACGGTGGCGGTAAATATTCTGGCCAAGTCATTATAGATGGTCAGAGTAACAACCTCTTCAATGATGTATCTGAATTGGACCGTACCCTTGGTGACGTCTCGATGCGCAAAGTTTTTCCTGCAGTATCGACCAATGATACTGATCTATTGATGGGCTCTACAGTTTTTATTTCTGAAACACCTAAGGATCCTGCAGTGTCGGCTTTGCTATTTAGTACAGGAAGCTATACGGATGAGCGCAAATCAGCACAAAACAGAGTCGAGTCCTATCTTGCCAAAGGTGGGCAAATCGCAGGCACACCGTTAGATACGCTTTGGCAAGGTATGAAACAGATTCAAGTCTGTATGTTTACCACTGAAACTGAAAGTAATGTCGGTGATGCGATCGTATTGGTTTCAAATGAGGGCAAAGTAAATAGTCATGAGCAATATGTTCGTATCTTAAAAGTTGAAACTCGTATTTCAAAAATTGTCATCGAGTTAAAGGAAATTGAATATAAGATTGCGACTTATAGTATTAGCGATCCGCTTGAAACTGATTTTGTGGGCTTGTCTGCAAAAAGTTGGTACGCTGGTGAAAAGTCAACAACGATTATCCGTGAAACACTGGTTGCGGACACAGGTAAATACTATTCTTCGACTAAAGCCACTGAAAAAATTCAAGTGGGTGATTTTACAGTCAATGTTCAGGATGTATTCACTCAGATTATCCCAAGCGCTCAAAGTGAAACTGCAATCATCGATGTAAATGCTGCAGGTGAAAAAGTTGCTTTGGTACCTGGTAATGATGGGGTGGTCACAGCAAGTTATGCAACCTATGTTGCTGAAGCTCAAAATCTTTATTTGGGCTCAAGCATCATGCCTTCAAGTGTGAGTTTCACCTTATTTAATCTTCAAGTGAATGATATAGGTGGCTTACTTAAAACTTCCTCAGGCACACAAGTCGGCACAATTGATTATCAAAAAGGTTTAATTCAATGGACCAGTGCTGCGGGCACAGGATCTTTAAATTTAAATGCATCTTTTAAACCTGCTTCCGCACCCACTCAAAATACACAGAGTCAATCGATTAAAGTCACACAAGCCAATCAAGGCTCAAACTGGACTGGTGTTTTAGTTCCTCCACCTGCACCGGGTAGTGTTTCGGTGTCTTTCATGGTGAAAGGTAAGTTTTATGAACTTAAAGATGATGGATCTGGACAGCTTAAGGCAGGTGCAACGTCTATTGGATCTGGCTCAATCAATTATGAAACAGGTTCTTGGCTTTTGACCACAGGTGAACTTGCGGATGTGGGGAGTAATATCCTGGTGTTGTGGTGTACACCGATTTCAACTTTTGTACGCTCAAACTTAAACCTTGAGGGTCCAAGTTTTGAGCTCCAACTCGGTGAGGCAGTGGCGGCAAATAGTGTAATGGTGAAATGGAAACTTGAGGATGTTGAAAAAGTAGCGACGAGTAATGCACAAGGCAAGTTTACAGGTGATGCAACAGGTCAGATTAATTATGCGACGGGTGTGGGCAGATTCATTCCAAATCAATTACCGCAAAAAGGCACAGTTTTCACCATTAATTACAACAGTGGTTACCCTCTCAATCAAAACTTAATTACAACGCCTTCAACGGATCAAGAGTTAAGTTTTAATGTGGGTACAGGCAATGCGCTTCAGGCAGGCAGTATCGAGTTAAAAATGGAATTACAGGACCAACTAAATCAACGTTGGGGGGAGTTGGTTTTAACAGATTCAAAAATTGATGATACAACGGGAAACTTAAACGATAAGTTAGGCAATACCCACGGGACCATCAACTATATAACTGGCGCTGTAGTGATTAAGCCATTTTTAGAAATATTGGTATATCAAAAAACCTATCAAGTCTTTGAATCATGGAGTAAATAATGGGCTACTATTCTCCACAAACAGAATCCATTCAGTCGGAAAAAATGGTATTAAAATCATATTATCCGACCAATATCAACATTAAATATCGAGATACGCCAGAGTTAAGCCCCAATGAAAAGCAAGTTGTAGCGGATAAGCTGAAAATAGATTTAACGCCACAGTATAGCGAACAGGTATTGACCAATTCAGTGCGTTTTAAACTTGGAAATGATGTTTATGTGGATCGAAATGGCGTGATGTTTAGAAACATAAACAGCACCACAAATATTGGTATTAGTTCGGGATCTGTGAATTATGGTACCGGTGAAGTTGAAATTGATTCTTGGACGCCATCTAGCGGTAATGCTATTTCATTACAGTCATTGACCACGACTACTGATGCGATTGAATTAAACCATATCAGTTTTAGAATTCCAGTCATTCCGATTCGCCCTTCCTCAGTGACAGTGGTATTGAGTACGGTTGAATTTGGCGCTTTAACCATTCAGTTTGATGAGTTGGGCAAAGTGGATACAGCGAAAGCACATGGTTCAGTGAATTATGAAACTGGTTTTGTAGATATTGATTTCTATACCAAGACAGAAATTACTGAAGCAAATAGACCACAAATTGAAGCAAAAGACTGGTACGACGTACTTTTAGAATACGAAGAGCTGAACAAAAAGTATATCAATGTACCTGTGTGGGTTGTTCCTGACTCTGTTAAATATAATGCCGTGGCTTATACCTATATTCCGCTTGATGCTTCGATTTTAGGTCTTTCGGCAACACGTTTACCCCCGAATGGTCGTGTACCGATCTTCCGTGTTGGTGATATTGGCATAGTCAGCGCTGCCAAATCTATGGTGATGCCTGATCATATTGCGGGTAAAACCTATATTTTAGATGATAAGCGTATTTCC